AGTTCAATGTTTAAGTCAATGCTTGGGGCGAATCTTGTTAGTTCAGCAATTACATCGGCTTTCGGTAGTGTTAAAAACACACTAGGCGAAATGGTCGGAGAGTTGAATAGCTCGAAAAAGGCTTGGGATACGTTTGACGGAAACCTCAGCAAACTAGGTTGGGGGAAAGACCAGATAAACGAGGCTAAAGAGGCAATGCAGGATTATGCGACCCAGACTATTTACTCAGCTTCAGACATGGCAAGTACATTCTCTCAAATGGCGGCAATCGGTCGAAAGGATAGTGGCGAACTTGTAAAAGCTATGGGTGGTCTTGCAGCATCCGCAGAAAATCCTAAACAAGCGATGACTTCACTATCTCAACAAATGGTCCAAGCGCTAGCGAAACCTAAAATCACTTGGCAGGACTTTCGAGTTATGATGGAACAAGCGCCTGCAGGTATGAGCGCTGTTGCTAAAGAAATGGGAATGTCATTAAATGACTTGATTGTCAAAATTCAAGCAGGAGAAGTTAAAACAGAGGACTTTGCTGAGGCGTTTAAAAAAGCAGGTATGACCATGCAAGACATGGCTACAAGTTACAAGACGATTGACCAAGCGATGGACGGATTGAAAGAAACACTTTCAAACAAATTAAAGCCCGCTTTTGATACATTGTCTAAAGCAGGTATCAAGGCACTTGAGGCAATCATGAACCAACTTGACAAGGTTGATTTCAATAAACTAGCCTCAGGGATTGAGAGTTTTGTAGGCAAGATTGATTTCGATGCAGTTATCGAAAAAATAACCTCGTTCGTTGGTTCTGCTGTTGCTAAAATCAAAGAATTTTGGCAAGGTTTCTCAAATACAAGTGCGATTTCTGATTTTAAACAGGCATTGAGCGAAGTTTGGGAGGCAGTTAAGAAAGTATTTTCTTCTCTTTCTGGAGGCGATACTGCATCGTTTGGAGAAAAGATTGGAAAAGCTTTAAGTGTAGCCTCAAAAGCAATCCAAGCCTTTGCTAAAATTGTTCAGAGCCTAAGTCCAGAGCAGATAAGAGCGATAGCAACTGCATTTATTGGGTTTAAGGTCGCTCAAAGGGCAATAAATCCTGTGGTAAGTGCATTAACTGGACTAAGCAAGGTAGTTGGTGGTGCTAAGGCTGTTTTTAAAGGGTTTGATAATGCCATAAAAGTAGGAAAAGCCTTATCTGGAATTGCTAAAGGGTCTCAAGCTGCAAGTTCAGCCTTAACATTCCTGTCTGGAAGTTCAAAACTTGCTAAGGGCGCACTAATCGGACTAAACATTTTCAGTAAAGTAGGCGGTTGGATTGGTTCGGCAGTTTCAGCAATTGTTGCTTTCCTCGGACCAGTTGGTTTAGTTATTGCTGCGGTCGTGGCAATCGGTGTAGCTTTCGTTGTCCTATGGAACAAATGCGAAGGTTTCAGAAATTTCTTTATAGGTCTATGGAACGGCATTGTCAATGTTGCCTCAGACGCTTGGAAAGGTATTCAAGGCGCTTGGAGTGGATTGGTAGAGTGGTTCTCTAATCTATGGAACGGAGTTAAGGAAACCGCATCAAATGTTTGGAATGGTTTCCTAGAAACGGCAAAACCAGTGATTGACGCTATAAAAACTGCTTGGGATAGTATCACAGGGTTCTTCTCAGGACTTTGGAAAGGCATTAAACAATTTGCCTCAAATGTCTGGGATAGCTTTGTAGAAGGCGCAAAACCAATTGTAGAGTCGTTGATGAATGTATGGAACGCTTTATCAGAGTTCTTCTCAACACTTTGGGACGGTATCGTTTCGGTCGCCACAACGGTTTGGAATGGTATTGCTGATATTGTTAAGTCGGTCGTTGAAGTGATTAAAGGCGTTTGGAACGGCATTACAGAGTTCTTTAGCAACCTTTGGAAAGGCATTACAGAGGCATCTACTATTGCGTGGAATGGTCTTGTTGAGTTTATAACTCCTATTGTCGAAACAATCAAAGGTTTGTGGAATGGCTTTGTTGAGTTCATGTCTTCTATCTGGAATAGTATCGTGGAAGTCGCGACTACTGCTTGGAACTTATTACAACCTATCGTCGAGGCGGTATGGACTGGTATTCAAACATATATCTCAACTGCTATTCAAACAATTCAAACTATTATCTCAACATATATGCAAGTCGTTCAAGAAGTATGGAGTGCGGTTTGGACAGTATTCACAACGATTGTTCAAACTATATGGACTGTTATTTCGACAGTTATTTCAACTGTCTTGAATGTGATAGCAGGCATCATTAACACAGTTACAGCCGTTATCAAAGGCGATTGGAGTGGCGCTTGGGAGGCAATCAAAGGTATAGCCTCTACTGTTTGGGAAGGTATCAAGACAGTTATTTCAACTGTGATCGATGCGATTAGTACTATTATAAGTACAGTTTTAGGTGCGATTAAGAATACCGTATCAGCAATCTGGGAAGGTATTAAGAGCATTTTCACAACAACAATCAATGCGATTAAAGAAACTGTGGTGAATGTTGCCAACGCCTTGAAAGAAGGTTTCTTGGGTGCATTAGATGCACTTAAAGAAGGAGTTTCTAGTGCTATTGGTGCGATTAGTGGTTTCTTTGGTAAATTATGGGACATTGATTTAAGCGGTGCAGGTCGTGCGATTATGGACGGTTTTCTCGGTGGGTTGAAAGCAGCATGGAACGCAGTTACTGATTTCATCGGTGGCGTTGCTAACTGGATTGCAACTCATAAAGGACCTATCTCGTATGACAGACGATTGCTAATCCCAGCAGGTCAAGCCATTATGGGCGGTTTCAATACTGCTTTAATGAGTGGGTTTGAAATTGTCAAAGGTAATGTATCTGGAATGGCGGACGGTATCCGTTCAATGTTCGATGATGCAGGCTCTAGAGTTTCAGCTATGTCTAATGCTTTACAAGGCGATTTTTCTAATAATGTATCAGGTACATTGTCAGCCACTTATGAAGTCAATCAGGCTAAAGAGCCAGCGGTTATTAATCTTGCTCTTGGGTCTAATGATTTCAGAGCGTTTGTTGCGGACATTTCAAACATTCAAAGTAAAGAGGAAAGGATAAGATTGAAGGCTTCAAGCCTTTAATGGTGACTTAAATGTATATTTTTAATGACACGACAAAAGGCACACCAACATTTAATTCTGGTCTAGAAGTTCAATTTGGTGGTGTGAGCCTCAATCGAGAAATGAATAACGAGGACGGAACGTTTTTTGTGGCTAACACCACAGGTCGAGACGTCCTCGATTTTAACCATGAAACAACAAAAATAAAAGGACGAGACGGACAGTATCTCTATGGAGCTACTTATAAAGAACGTGAAATTGAGGTACAGGTCAGACTAACTGGATATACTGACTTAGGAATGAGAAAGCAGTACGAGCGTTTAAATCGCTTGTTGTTCTCCCGTCAAACTAAAAAATTAGTTTTTGGTGATGATCCTGAAAGATATTACAAGGCTATCTTTTCAAAAGTTAAGAAACCAGAACTGGAAGATGCAAATGATACGGTTATCAAACTACATTTCATTTGTTACGACCCATTCAAATATACTGATCCTAAGACTGAAACAACAAACAAGGTGACTTATAACGGAGACTTTCCTACAGAGCCTATTTTGAGACTTACAACTCAAGAAGGTTCTGAAATCCGTATTCTACACCTTGAAACACAAAAATATATCAGATTGAAGGCTGCATATATTCAAGGTGCAAACTTACTCGTGAATTGTGAGACTAGAGAAATCAAGTTAAACGATAGAAACGAGTTGATGAATTTTGATATGGTTAACAGTCGATATTTTAAACTTCAAAAAGGCGATAACACTTTCCAAGTTGAGGGTGCGACATTAAACAGTATCGAGTACAAAGAGGTGTTCGCATGATTTATTTATTCAATCAGACGGAAGAATTGATTGACGTTATTGACGAATCGAGCCTTGAAGATTTTACACATACTATTGAATTGAACACGTTTGACAGAGCAAGCTTTGAAATCCCAGTAGACTACAAGCCAAGCATTATCAAACAAGCCCAGTTTTTCGGTTTTCAATCGAAGGACGGGGCTTTTTGTTTGTTCAAAATTTCTGGAAAATCTTCTGATATGGGATTGACTATCCAAGGGATAGACAGAGCGGAAAGTGACTTACATTCATTTATTATCGAGGATAAGCGGCCAAGAGGAACTGCTGACCTTGTATTGAGTGGAATTTTAGAGGGAACAGGCTATCAATTAGGAAATGTGGACGGCTTGACAAGGTCTGGGAAAATGAGTTTCTACTACATTTCAGTCCGCCAAGCTCTCGTTAAAATCATTGAGTCATACGCTTGCGAATTCAAGGTTCGATATACTTTTGTCGAAAATAAGATAATCGGACGATATATTGATCTCAGCCAAAGATTTGGACATGTTACTGGACATCAGTTCGAGTACGGTTCAAACATTTTAAAGGTTACTCATGAAGAGTCGTCAGACGAAGTCGTAACTGCTTTAATTGGACTTGGTAAAGGTGAACAAAGTACGAACGAGGCTGGCGAGGCTACAGGCGGTTACGGTCGAAGAATTCAATTTAAAGAAGTTGATTGGTCTGTCGCTAGAGGCGACCTTGTTGATAAACCAGCAGGTCAAAATTATGTAACAAATGAGTCTGCAAAAAATATCTATGGATTACACCAAAACGGAGTTATTAAGCATCGATTTGCCGTGTATACAAACGAGGATATCGAAGACCCAGTTGAGCTATTAAAAGCGACTTACAAAGAGTTGCAACGCTTATCTGTTCCAATCGTAACATTTAAAGCTAATCTCCTAGATTTAGCCAATGCGATTGAGAATGATATTTGGATTGGAGATAGCGTCGGAGTTGTAAGAGACCAGATAGGAATTTCCTTTGAGGCTAGAATTCACAAGCTAATAATCGACAAGCTTGATAATAACCGCTCGGTCGCTGAGCTTGGAGATTATCAAACGTTGCAAGCTAAAGACCGTGCAACACGACAACAGGCAATCAAAGAGGTTGTGAAAGGCTTTACCGAGTCACTATTCGACCAATCTATTGCGAAAGAGGTTGAAAGACGCAACAAGGAAATTGACGAAAAAGTTCGCATCATAGAGCTTGAAATTGACAATGCTCTAAAAGAATACAAACACAAAACAGAGGAATTAGGCACTAAAATCCATGAGGAAATGGAAAAAGAGCGTCCAGAGTTTGTTAAGCGTATCCGAGAGGAACTAATGAGCGGTGCGGACTCAATCGCTGAGTTAAGCAAGAAATTGGAACACGTCAGCGAGACCGCAAGAATTAATGCAGGTTTGATTGGTGGTGACGGTACTGCTATATATAACAAAAATCGCCTTAATGGTAGCACAGCTAAAAAAATTGCCTATGGTACTGATTATGTCGAAGTTGGACATAATGGAGAAGGTTTTGAGTTAGGCAAGCAGTACGTGATAAGCTGGTCGGCAACATGTACGCCTTACGGAAAAACGGACATTACTGTTACGGTAAACAAAACACAGTTTTATGGTGGGCTTGTTCATTTAACGCCTATCAATTCAGTTCTGCCAGAGATTGATAAGACCTTAAGCAATACAGAGGAAAAAGTCTTGGCGGTTTATAATGGTGCTTACCGCTTGACATTTTCTGGGGATTGGTACCAGAACATAGAACATTCAATTATGATTGACAATCGAACGAATCGTTTTGAGTTTGAGCCTACTTATAGAACTATTGCGGACAGTCAAAATTCAATATATGACGGAAGTT